AACAATAGAAGGGATTATAAAAGCAAAAGATTTAGATATTTACACTGAAGTATATACTAAAGATGGTGGATGTTTTTTAGTTGAATCTGAAATTGTTGAAGAACAAATAGAATTATATGATATTGTAAATTCTGGTATTAAACACTTATACTATTCCAATAGTATTGTATCTCATAATTGTGAGTTTTTAGGATCTGTTGATACTCTGATTGCTCCAAGTAAACTTAGAAATCTTGTGTATGATCAACCAAAGACAAGAAATGCTGGTCTTGATGTTTATGAAGATTCAGTTAAAGAGCACGATTATTTAATTACAGTTGATGTTGCAAGAGGTGTAAGTGCAGACTATTCTGCATTTATAGTAATTGATATAACACAGTTTCCTCATAAATTAGTTGCAAAATATAGAAATAATGAAATAAAGCCAATGTTATTTCCAAACATAATATTTAAGGTAGCTAAAAATTACAATGATGCTTATATTTTATGTGAAGTTAATGATATTGGAGATCAAGTAGCTTCATTATTACATTATGATTTAGAGTATCAAAATGTTTTGATGTGTTCTATGAGAGGAAGAGCAGGGCAAGTTGTTGGTCAAGGATTTTCTGGTAAGAAGACTCAACTTGGAGTTAAAATGTCTAAAACTGTTAAAAAAGTAGGGGCATTAAATTTAAAAACTATTATTGAAGAAGATAAGATGATCTTTAATGATTATGATATCATTTCAGAACTTACAACATTTATTCAAAAATCAAATTCATTTGAGGCTGAAGAAGGATGTAATGATGATTTGGCTATGTGTTTAGTAATATATGCTTGGTTAGTAGCTCAAGATTATTTCAAAGAATTAACAGATCAAGATATTAGAAAAAGATTATATCAGGAACAAAAAAATCAAATAGAGCAAGATATGTCTCCTTTTGGTTTTATAGTTGACGGTAATGAAAGCACTAATTTTGTAGATGTAAATGGAGATCGTTGGTATGTTGATGAATATGGGGATATGTCTTATATGTGGGATTATATGTAAATAAACAAAATAATAAATAGTTTTTAGATAAATGAGAACTAAGGAGAGAAAATGGCAACTCCCCAATTGTCACCTGGGATAATCACCAGAGAGGTTGATTTAACTGTAGGAAGAGCAGAAAATGTTTTAGACAACATTGGTGCAATTGCTGGACCATTTTCAATTGGACCAGTTGAAGAACCCATTGACATTTCAACAGAACAAGAACTTATTAATGTTTTTGGGAAACCAATTTCTAGTGATAGGCAATATGAGTATTGGATGAGTGCTGCATCTTATCTCTCATATGGTGGAATTTTAAAAGTTGTAAGAGTTGATGATAATAATCTAAAAAATGCACGAGTTGGGTATAATACGACTGCAACAGTTGATATTAAAAACTTTGATGATTACAATTCTCAAGATACGGGTAATTATCATTTTGCAGTAAAAACTCCAGGAACTTGGGCAAATAATCTTAAAGTTTGTGTAATTGACGATAAAGCAGATCAGATTATTGGTATTAACACAACTAATCTTTCTGATTTAGGTGCTACTATCGGAGCAGGTGTTACAGCAGGAATTTCCACAAATATTATTGGTGTTGGTACTATAACTAGTTTTTCAGGTTATTTGAAAGGAATCATTACTGGAGTTTCTACTGATAGTACAAACGGTGGATCTACAATTGACGTAAAAATTGTATCAAGAGTTTCTTCTGTAGGAACTGAAACTCAAATAACTTATGCAGAAGGGTCTAGATATTCATCTTTTGAAGGATTTGATACTTTATTTTTTGTAAACAATGTTGGAGTCAATACAGGATCTAGCACAACTTCTACATCTGCAATAGATTGGTATGACCAACAAACATTAAATCTTACTAATTCCACATTGTACTGGAAGTCAATTGCACCAAAACCAGTTACTACACAGTATGCTTTAGATAGAAATAGTAAAAATGATGGAATTCATATTGCAGTTATTGATGATAATGGAACAGTAACTGGAATACAAGGAAATATTCTTGAGAAGCACTTAAATTTATCTAAAGCAACTGATTCTGTTTCAGGTGTAAATTCACCACAAAAAACTTGGTATAGAAATTATCTTGCAAATTTCTCAGAATATGTTTATTCTGGAACAAATTATTATACTTCTTCAGATAGTGTAAACGATGTAACACCAGTAGTAACTGGATTTACAACTTATTCTGGAACCAAGTCAGAATCATTCAACCCAATTACTGCATCAAATGGAGGTTGGAATAAGGAAGCGCAAGGTATCGTATTTAATGCAATTGGAAGTGTAACCTTCACTCTTTCTGGTGGTGCTGATTATTCTGGAAATGGTATGAGTGCTGATTTAGGAGCATTAAATACTGCTTATGATTTATTTGCAAATAATGATGAAATTGAAGTGGATTATTTAATTTACGGTCCTGGATTAGATACAAAGGACAATTCACAAGCAAAAGCAAATAAAATTATCTCAATTGCTGAAAATCGTAAAGATTGTGTTGCTGTAATTTCACCATACAGAGGTGCAGTAGTTGATATTACAAATACAACTACACAAACAAATAATGTAATTGATTTCTTCTCTCCATTATCTTCTTCATCTTATGCAATCTTTGATAGTGGTTATAAGTATACTTATGATAGATTTAATAATCTATTCCGTTATGTACCTTGCAATGCCGATATTGCAGGTCTTATGTCTAGAACAAATATTACTGGATTTCCTTGGTTTTCACCTGCAGGCCAGCAAAGAGGTGTTTTAAATAATGCAATTAAACTTGCATACAACCCATCAAAAGCGCAAAGAGATCTTCTTTATAAAGCAAGAATTAATTCAGTAATTAACCAACCAGGTATTGGTATTTTATTATTCGGTGACAAAACTGCATTATCATATGCTTCAGCGTTTGATAGAATTAATGTTCGTAGATTATTCTTAACCGTAGAGCAATCTCTACAAAGAGCAGCACAGTCTCAGTTATTTGAATTAAACGATCAAACTACAAGAGCAAACTTTGTTAATATCGTTGAACCATATTTGAGGGATGTTCAGGCAAAGAGAGGTGTATATGACTTTTTAGTAATTTGTGATGAGACAAATAATACTCCAGAGGTTGTTGATAATAATGAATTTAGAGCAGATATTTTCTTAAAGCCAACTAGATCCATTAATTATATTACTCTTACATTTGTTGCCACTAGAACTGGAGTTTCTTTCCAGGAAGTAGCTGGTAGAGTTTGATTTGATTATAATTAATTACATACGGAGGTTCTAAAAATGTCAACTCTCAGAACAATTACAGGTTTTAAAGAAAGACTTGCTGGTGGTGGAGCAAGACCAAATCTTTTTGAGGTGGAAATTCCAAGTTTCCCAGAACCACTACAAAATTTATGGTCAACTGGTGCCGGTCAAGAAGTTGAAACATTTAAGTTTTTATGTAAAACTGCTGCTCTTCCAGCATCAAGTGTTTCTCCAATTGATGTTCCATTTAGAGGGCGTATTTTAAAAGTAGCAGGAGATCGTACATTTGATGTTTGGACTGTTACTGTGATTAATGACGAAGATTTCAAGCTTAGAACTGCTTTTGAGCTTTGGATGAATAATATCAGTAAATTAGAGAACAATACTGGAGCAACAAGCCCAACAGCTTATATGACTGATGCATATGTTCATCAGTTGGGTAGAGGTGCTGGTACAATAAAATCAACTACAAATTCTGAATCTACTAATAATACAGATATTACGCCATTAAGAACTTATAAGTTCTATGATATTTTCCCAACAAATGTATCAGAAATTGCTCTATCATATGATTCATCTGATACTATTGAAGAGTACACTGTAGAATTTCAAGTACAGTGGTGGTCTGCAGAAAATACAGACGCAACTAATACTGAAATTTCATAATAAATAGTAGAAACTAATTATAAGTATATAATGTCTAAACTATTTGGATTTTCTATTGAAGATGATGATAAAAAATCTTCTAGTGTGGTCTCTCCTGTCATTCCAAGTAATGAAGATGGGTCAGACCACTATTTAACTAGTGGTTTTTTTGGATCTTATGTAGATATTGAAGGAGTATATAAGTCAGAATTTGAATTAATTAAACGATATCGTGAAATGGCCCTACATCCTGAGGTTGATAGTGCTATTGAAGATATTGTAAATGAAGCAATTGTTTCTGATGCTAATGATGTACCAGTTCAAATTGAACTTTCAAACTTAAATGCAAGTGATGGAATAAAAAATAAAATCAGAGAAGAGTTTAGATATATTTTAGATTTATTGGATTTCAATAAAAAATGCCACGAAATTTATAGGAATTGGTATATTGATGGTAGATTATATTATCATAAAATAATTGATTTAAAAAAACCTCAAGAGGGAATTAAAGAGCTAAGGTATATTGACGCAATGAAAATGAAATATGTGCGTCAAGAAAAAAAGAAAGATAATAATGGAAATGGTGTATTTATTAAAAAACTTAACAATGATCCAATGGATTATGAGTTTCCAGAAATGGAAGAATATTTTATATATAACCCAAAAATGAGTTATCCAACCAGTCCAATGTCTGGTAAATCTTCAAGTTTAACATCTGGAGGCATTAAAATGACTTCAGATTCAATTACATATTGCACTTCAGGTTTAGTTGATAGGAATAAATCAATTACATTATCATATTTAAATAAAGCAATTAAATCCCTCAATCAACTTCGTATGATTGAAGATAGTCTTGTTATCTATCGTTTGTCAAGAGCACCAGAGCGTAGAATTTTCTATATTGATGTAGGCAATTTACCAAAGGTAAAAGCAGAACAATATCTTCGTGATGTAATGATGAGATATCGTAACAAACTTGTATATGATGCATCTACAGGTGAAATACGTGATGATAAAAAGTTTATGAGTATGCTTGAAGATTTCTGGTTGCCTCGTCGTGAAGGAGGAAGAGGGACTGAAATTTCAACTTTACCTGGCGGTCAAAATCTTGGAGAAATTACAGATATTGAGTATTTTAAGAAAAAATTATATAGATCTTTAAATGTACCACCATCAAGAATGGATGGTGAAGGTGGATTCAATCTTGGAAGATCTTCTGAAATTTTAAGAGATGAGCTAAAGTTCACTAAATTTGTAAGTCGTTTGAGAAAAAGATTTTCTCAAATGTTCAATGATATACTAAAGACTCAACTCATACTTAAAAATATTATTACGCCTGAAGATTGGAACTTAATGCAACAGCACATACAATATGACTTTTTATATGATAATCATTTTTCAGAGCTAAAAGAAGCAGAACTCTTATCTGAAAGATTAAACTTAGTTGCAACTGCAGAACCTTATGTTGGTAAGTATTATTCTCAAGACTATGTTCGCAGAAATATTTTAAGACAGACTGATCAAGAAATTATTGAACAAGATGAAATTATTAAAAAGGAGATTGAAGATGGGATTATTCCAGACCCAACAGCAATGATAGATCCAGAAACTGGACAACCTATTACTGATGACAATATTAGAGGACAATCAGGAAACGTTCCAATAGAACCAGAAATTGATGGTTCTGCAACTGAAGCACCAAAAGGTGGTGAAATTTAAACATAAATAGAAAAAACAATAAAAATAAATTATATGGAAGACCTACTTGATATGATCGTTTCTGACGAATCACCATCACAAATTAGTGATAAAATTAAGGATATTCTTTTTTCTAAGTCTGCAGAAAAAATTGATGCTTTAAGACCAGAAGTTTCTGCATCTATGTTCAATAACAGTGAAGTAGAGGAACAAGAAGACTGAAAAATAATAAATAACTAATAAGTATATAATAACTATAATGGCTCACAAACCAGTAGGTAGTGGTTCTTCGTTTTCTATTAGTGGAACAAGTGCTCAATCTGATATTATTTCAAAGCAAAGTGATACACTAAGAGTTGTTTCTGTAAATTCAGATTGTTTTGTAGCAATTGGAACTAATCCAGTTTCTACAAATTCAAATTATTATGTTCGTACTAATAGTTCAGAAACTATTAGTATCGGGCAAGTTAAATCTCAAAAAGTTGTAGGAGTTACTACTGGAACAACTACAATTATAGATTTTCCATCAGGAACAGAATCATCCTTTGAGGTTGGAGATTCAGTACAGCTTACTGGAATTTCTCCAGCAGGAATTAATACTAACTTTGCAATCATTTCAAGTGTAAATACCTCTTCTGGGTATGATGGATATTATTCAACAAGATTAGTTTTGAATTGGGATACATCCAGTCAAAGTACTCCTACAGATTCTGTGGGGGAATTGAGAGAAGTATTTAAGGTTTCTGGTAAATCTTCTGGTGCTTCTGGGGCACTTTATATTCAACAAGTTCAAATCACAGGAGTTGCCTGATGAAACTAATCAAAGAAGAAATAGAATCTGTAGAGTTTATTACAGAAACTGTCGGTAAAGTTAAAAAACTTTATATTAAAGGACCTTTTCTGCAAGCAGAATGTGTGAATAGGAATAAAAGAAGATATCCAATGCACATTCTAGAGAAAGAAGTGACGAGATATTCTGAACTTTACATTGATAAGGGTCGTGCTCTTGGTGAACTTGGACACCCAACAGGCCCAACTGTAAATTTAGATAGAGTTTCTCATAAAATTGTAGAATTATGCCGTGAAGGTAACAATTTCATAGGAAAGGCGCAAATACTTTCAACCCCTATGGGAAAAATTGCAGAGTCCTTGATTAAAGAAGGTGTTTGTCTAGGTGTTTCTTCAAGGGGTTTAGGTTCTTTGAGACCTACTAGAGATGGTTACAGTGAAGTCGGTGGAGATTTTATGTTAGCAACTGCTGCTGATATTGTTGCAGACCCTTCAGCACCTGATGCATTTGTTCAAGGCATAATGGAAGATAAAGAATGGATATATGATGCATCCAAAAAAACTTGGATGGTTGAATCTGTGAAGAATATTATTGAGAGAGATGTTCAGCAAAGAAGACTTACTGAACAAAGAAAACTAGAACATTTTGAGAATTTTTTAAATAATCTTTAGATTAAAAATTTTTAATTTATAAATAAATATAGATTTAAATAGGAAAATCGGAGAGTTCAAATGTCTCGTGGAGATTTACAAGAAATGGAAGTAGGCACTAAGCAATCCAAAACTGCTGTAAATGCAGGTGCAAAACCTGCCGAAGCAATGCCTAAGTTGACTACAGGCATTCCTGATGGTCAAACTGGTGGATGGGAAGACTTAGGTGGACCAACTCCAGAAAATTATCGCTCAGACGATGATTCAGCAAAGCTTTCAACTGCTGAGAAAACTCTTAAGCAAGTTAAAGATATTGTAAACAAAGGTGCAAAATCTGCAGACCCTATGAAGGGAATGAAAGAAGATTCTCAAATTGATGAAGATGATGAAGTTCTTCAGGAAGAAGAAATTGAAGAGAATGCTGAAGAAGTTACTTCTATAGAAGATGAAAGTGTAAATGAAGAAAGTGAAGATGATGAAGAAGAATATGATGAAGATGAAGATGAAGAAGAGTTAGATATTGAAGAAGATGTAAATGCACTTCTTGCTGGTGAAGAACTTTCCGAAGAATTTAAAGATAAAGCAAAACTAGTTTTTGAATCAGCACTTAGAACAAAAATTAGTGAAATCAAAGAGACTATTGAAGAAAATTATGCACAAGCTCTTATTGAAGAAGTTGAAGAAATTAAAGATGCTCTTACCGAGCGTGTTGATGCATATTTAGAATATGTTTCTGGTGAATGGCTAACAGAAAATGAGTTAGCAGTTGAAAGAGGTCTTAAAGAAGAGCTTACTGAGTCCTTCTTGGTTGGTATGAAAAATCTTTTTGAAGAACATTATGTACAAATCCCTGAAGATAAATATGATGTACTTGAGAGTATGGTAGAAAAACTTGATGATATGGAGACAAAACTCAACGAGCAGATTGAAAAGAATGTTTCCCTAAACAAGCGTCTCGCAGAGTCGGTTGCTGATGGAATCTTTGATGAAATTTCTGAGGGTCTAGCACTTTCTCAGAAAGAAAAGCTCGCTTCACTTGCCGAAAGTGTTGAGTTTGAAAGTGACGAAGAATATCGTGAGAAGTTGGAGACCTTGAGGGAAGCATACTTCCCATCAAGAATAATTTCTCCATCTGCTAAATCTGAAACTTTGTCTGAAGGTGTAGACAGCACACCAGAAGAAATTTCTGGTTCAATGGCTGTATACTTGAAAACACTTTCAGGATTTAGCAAATGAATTTAATATAATTCAAACTAAAAACACAATTTTACAAAGGTAAACGCAAATGTTTCATTCCGAGCAATTGCAGGAAAAGTGGGCACCACTTCTAGACTACGAAGGTCTTGATAAAATTAAAGATCATCATCGTAGAGCAGTAACCGCAGTCCTGCTAGAAAATCAAGAAAAATTCCTTAGAGAGGAATCAGCTTTCCAAACAGGATCTCTTCAGAATTTGATGGAGACTCCAACAGTCAATACTAATACTGGTGCAAATGCTGGTTTTAGTGCTGCTGCATCTTCACCAGTTGCAGGTTTTGATCCAGTTCTAATTTCATTAATTAGACGTTCAATGCCTAACTTGGTCGCATATGACCTAGCAGGCGTTCAGCCAATGAATGGTCCTACCGGACTCATCTTCGCAATGCGTTCTCGCTACAACAACCAGAGCGGTACTGAATCATTCTATAATGAAGTAGATACAGCATTCTCTGGTCAAGATGATGGATTTAACCTAACAAATGGTTGGTCCAATGGTAATGTTGGTCTTGGTACTACCAACCAGCAAGGAACTAATCCTGGACTTCTTGATCCAACTACGACCACAACTGGTGATGCAACCACTTATAATGTTGGTCAGGGAATGAGAACTGACGCTGCTGAAAATCTAGGAAATGGTGACGGCAATCAGTTCAATGAGATGGCTTTCTCTATTGAGAAAGTTGCTGTAACTGCAAAGTCTAGAGCACTTAAAGCAGAATACAGTCTAGAACTCGCTCAAGACCTCAAGGCAATTCACGGTCTAAATGCAGAAGCTGAGCTTGCAAATATTCTCAGCACTGAAATTCTTGCTGAAATCAACCGTGAAGTTATTCGTACCATTTATAACGTAGCAGAACCTGGTGCTCAGGCAAATGTTGCTACTGCTGGTACTTTTGACCTTGACATTGACTCCAATGGTCGTTGGTCCGTTGAGAAGTTCAAAGGACTTCTATTCCAGATTGAACGTGATGCAAACGCAATCGCACAAAGAACTCGTAGAGGGAAGGGTAACGTAATTATGTGCTCTGCTGATGTTGCTTCTGCACTCAGTATGGCTGGAGTACTTGATTACACTCCTGCACTTAATGCGAATCTAAATGTAGATGATACTGGCAACACTTTTGCTGGTACTCTAATGGGCAAATTCCGTGTTTATATTGACCCATATGCTGCCAACGTTTCTGCTAATCAGTACTACGTTGTAGGTTATAAGGGTTCTTCTCCTTATGATGCAGGTCTCTTCTATTGCCCATATGTACCTCTCCAGATGGTACGTGCCGTTGGTGAAAACACCTTCCAGCCAAAAATTGGATTTAAGACTCGTTATGGTATGGTTGCAAATCCATTCGCTGAAGGAACTAACGATTCTGCTCTAGGTCGCCTAGCAAGAAATGCTAATCGTTACTACAGAAGAGTTAAGATTAAGAACCTAATGTGATTCGGTTCATATATATATCTCAGGGAGGAGAAATCCTCCCTTTTTTAATGGTCATATCCAAAACAAATAGTTCCACAATCATAAATTTTATTATATCCCATTTCTCTTGCCTTTTCGTATTCAGTACAATTATAAGCACCTATAAGTTTTTTTTGAAATTTCATTCTATTATATCTTTTTAAATAACTCTTATCCACATAATAATATGATGGAGAATTTATTTTAATCATCTTAAATCCGTTTTTAGAATATACATCACCATTAGAATATCTTCTATCAGCATAAGATACTATATTTCCATCATTTTCTGATATAAACCATTTAAGAAGTTTACT